ATTGGTGTGGCTAGTTTTCATTCAGACAACTTTACTACAAGTTCAGGTGTCGTAACAGTTACAACAATTGACGGAGGCTCATTCTAATATGAAAAAATTATGGAAAAAATTTAAAAGTCTTTTTAATTTAGACTACCCTTTAGTATTAACTAAAGAAATGGAAATTAACACAGATTTAAAACATTTGAAAACTCAAACTAAGGCTGAGTTAGAAAAACTAGGTAGAAAACTAGGTATGGAATTAGATAAAAGACTTACTAAAGATAAACTTATTAAGCAGATTAGAAAACACAGTAAGTAATGGCTACAGTAATAAAACCAAAAAGAAGTGAAACGGCATTAGCCGTACCATCAGCAGGCTCTTTAGAAGTTGGTGAATTAGCACTCAATGTTACAGACGGCAAGTTTTATACAAAAACAAGTGCTAATGCTGTAAAAGAAGTTGGTGGTGCAGGTTCAGTTACATTACAAAATGTGATGACGAATGGTGCAACTACTATTACTGATATTGTTTTAGACCAAGGTGCTAATATAACTTTTGAAGGTAATTTAGCAAACTCATTTGAAACATTTTTAACTGCTGTTGAACCAACTGCTGATAATACAGTTTCATTACCTAATCAATCAGGCGTTTTGGCTACCGAGGGTGACGCTTTAGCATACGCAATAGTATTTGGAGGATAATAAGTGGCAAGTACATTTAAAAATGCGGGATTAGATGTTGGAGTTTTAGATGACGCAACAGGTAATATGTACACAGCTTCAGGTTCAGGTGTAACTGCTGTTGTTCATGCAGTTTATATTTCAAATTTAAGTTCTACAAACTCAGCTAAGGTAAATGTAAAGGTTACAATAGATGGGGGTTCTACATTTAGACATGTTGGAAGAAGTTTAGAAGTTCCAGCTAACAACACTTTAGTTTTAGATAAACCTATTAATTTAGAAAACAATGATATTCTTAGAGTATATGCAGACCCTAATCCAGATAGTTCGTCTGTAGATGTGGAAACATATGCTAGTATATTGGAGATTAGTTAATGGCTGTTTTAGGATATGTAGCACCAATTAGTCAACAATCTACAGAGAGTTTTCATGCTCTTAGAAGAACAACTGAGGGTCTTGTTTATTACACAAAAGTAAATAAAGATAGTACAGATAGTATTGACTTTGATGGTGGTAATCCTACAGATAAAAATGGTAATAGACAGTTGCCTTCTAAAGTTGATTACACAGATGAAATAACAAAATTACAATCTGGCACACAATATTTTACAGGAGATAATTCTACTGTAACATTTACATTAACAACACCAGTTTTAGATGGTACAAGAATTGCTGTATTTTTAAATGGTATCAAACAACCTATTGACGAAGTTTGGACATATGCTTCAAGTGTGATTACTTTTAAAATTGCACCTTTTAATGGTTCGCAAGTTGCAATAGGTCGTATTGAAAAAGAATATAAAAACAACACAAGTGACAAATATCATCAATATGTGTTTGAAGAAGGTGACGCAACATATTATATTGATGATAATGGTTACTTTGTAAAAAGAGAAAACAAAAGTAGAGGGGCAACAGCTTTGACAACAGATGATTTCGCCACGGCAGAGGGTTCGACATATTCCGTAGCAACAACATCTTGGCAATCAGCTGTATAACTTGTATAAATAGTAATATTAAAAGGTAAAAAATGGCAGATTTTAAACTAGGTAGAATTAAATTTAAATGGAGAGGCGATTGGGCTGTCGATACTGCTTACTTAATTGATGATGTCATTAAGTATGGTGGTAATACATATGTCTGTATTCAAAATCATACATCTCCTAACAATCAAAACATATTTTATACAAGTCCAGGTACTTACACAAGTTACTGGTCTTTACAATCAGAGTCTTTATTCAGCAAAGGAACTTATGCTAATAGCACATGGTACAAATTAAACGACCTAGTTAAGTACGGACAAAGACAATATAGATGTACAACTGCTCACACATCAGCATCTACAGTTTTAAACGAAAGTAATTTTGAATTATACCAAGACCAAGTAGATTATAAAGGTGATTGGGTAGCTAGCACTTACTACAAAGTAAATGATGTATTTAAATTTGGTGCATATCAATATAAAGTAACAACCGCTCATACATCTGGTGCAAATGAAGACGCTTTTGACCAATCTATGGTTTCAGTCTTTATTCAAGCACAAGAATTCAAAGATACATATACATCTTCAACAGTTTACAGTAGAGGCGACATTGTAACATACGGTGGTTACACTTACATTTATATTAATGCTGAAGAAGCTTCAGGTCAAACTCCAACAGATAATTCATATTGGGATATTGTAACTACAGGTTACAAAGGAACAGGAACATATTCACACGGAACAACCTATAAAACAGGTGATGTTGTTGTATATGGTGGTAATTCTTATGCATGTACAGTTAATCATGCTAGTGAATATCCGGCTGTTCAAGCTACAGGTGCAACAAACACCTCTTATTGGGAATTAGTAGTACCCGGCTTTTCTTATCAATCAGGTGCATATAATTCTAGTACGGAATATTTAATTGGTCAAGTTGTAAGGCAAGGTTCCTCTACTTATGTAATGTTGAAAGATAGACAGACCAATGTTACACCAGGTACAGACGGAACAGTTTGGCAATTAATTGCACAAGGTGATTCTGGTGCAGTATTAAGCACAAGAGGTGATTTATTAATACAAGACGCCTCTCAAACAACAAGATTACCTATTGGTACTGTAGGTTCAGTTTTGACTACAGATGGCACAGACCCTAGTTGGTCAGCACCTGAAGGAGCAAATGTTAAGTATGTTGCAAACTCTGGTTCAGACAGTAATCCAGGTTCACAATATTTACCTTACAAAACAGTTTACTATGCATTACAACAAGCGACTTCAGGAGATGTAGTTACTTTTGATACAATTACAGGCGGTACAGGTGGTACTCCGGCAACTTACGATATTACACAAACAAGCACAGACGGTTCAGGAACAGGTGTAACAGCAAGAGTTATACTAGATGGTTCATCTACACCAACGGTAACTTTAACAAGTGGTGGTTCAGGTCATGCAGCTGGTGATGTTATTACATTTTCAGATTCAGGTTCACAATTAGGTGGCGCTTCATCTATTACAATCACGGTAGTTTCTGCTTCAATTGGTGATGTTGTTTATGTTAAAAACGGAGTTTACAGAGAAACTTTACCTATTAGAGTTCCTGCCGGTGTTACAGTTCAAGGTGAAAGTTTAAGAGGAACAGAAATTAGACCTGCAAGTGGAACAGGTCATCAAGTAAAAACAGTAACAATAACATCTGGTGGTACAGGTGGTACTCCAGGAACATACAATTATGTTCATGCTAGTGCCACAAGTAATGCTACTGCTACAGCTTCTACCTTTGTTGCAAATGTTGTGTGTGATGGTTCATCTACACCTACTGTTACAATTTATCATGGCGGTGCAGGTTTTGTTGTAGGTAACACAATCACAATTTCAGGTTCATCATTAGGAAGTTCATCAGATTTAGTTTTAACAGTTGCTTCATTAGAAGACAATATTGCTTCTAACATGTTCTTAATGAACAACAGCACTAACTTAGTTCAAGCTACATTTAAAGGATTAACAGGAACGCCAGGTGCTGGCGGAACAAGTAAGGCAGCTGTAGTATCATTAGACCCTAGTGGTACTGTTTCAACTGCTTCACCTTATATTCAAAACTGTTCGTCTGTTAATGCAAATGCAACAGGTATTCAAATTGACGGACTATTACATAGTGCAGGTAACAAATCTATTCTATGTAATGACTTTACTCAAATTAACTCAGACGGTAAAGGTGTTCATGCATTAGGTGGAGGCCGTGGTGAAATGGTTTCCGTCTTTACATATTACAACGCAATTTCTTTCCAAGCGGAATCAGGAGGCTTCATTAGAGGTCTAAACTGTTCATCTGGTTATGGTGAACAAGGTGCTGTCGCAGACGGAACACTAGCCTCAGAAACATCAGTTTCAGTTGCAGCTCGTGGAGAAATGTTAAAATATGCAACTGCCGGATTTATTGGTGCCGCTACAGAAAGTGATGTTGCAGATACAGTAACAACATCTGGTACGCCAACAGCAGCTACAATAGTAGGTGATACTTCAGGTGCAACTGCTACACTTATCAGAGTTAACATATCACTAGATTATCTACACATTACAGGTAGAAGTGGTAACTTTACACAAGGTGAAGTTTGTACAGTAACAAAAGATGATAGTTCAACTTATCAATTAACATTAGACGCTGGTCACGGAGATAGTACAGCTGCTCAAACAGGACAAATTGGTCCTCTTATTGCAGTAGATGGTTCAGCATTAAGTTCAGCAAGTGCTATAACTGTAGGTTCAAATGTTGTTTTTGCTGGCGACACTGCTAAGTATTACAGAGTATCAGCAGTTTCAGAAACAAACACAAGTGCCGAAACAGCACTTATCAGATTAACAGAAAGTGTTACAACAGGTAGAGCAATTGCAGACAATGAAGTAGGTTCTGTTACAATAGGTTTTTCAAATGTTCGTTTAACTGGACATGACTTCCTAAACATTGGTACTGGTGATTTCTCATCTACTAATTATCCTGGCACAGAAAGTCAGCCTGCTGACCAAGCAGATGAAGTCACAGAAACAAATGGTGGTCGTGTTTACTTTTCATCTACAGACCAAAACGGTGACTTTAGAGTTGGTGATTTATTCAGAATTCAACAGTCAACTGGTATTGCAACACTAAACGCAGACGCATTTGACCTTTCTGGTCTATCAGAATTACAACTTGGTTCTATTGGTGCTGAATTAGGTGCCACAATTAACGAATTTAGTACAGATGAAACAATGTCGAATGATAGTAACTCGGCTATACCAACTGAAAGAGCTATTGTAGGTTATACACAAAGAGACCAAATGGGTACAGGTCACTTAGTACCACCAACAGGTACAACTGGTGAGAGACCAACTGGCGATAGTCTAAAAACAGGTGGTATAAGATATAACTCTTCTCTAGTAACATGGGAAGGATATAACGGAACACAATGGACAGGTTTAGGTGGCGGTAATCCTTGGAATTCAACATCATCAAGTATTACGGTAGCTGCAAATGACAGATATTTTGTAGATACTTCGGGTGCAGCCAAAACAATTACATTACCTGCTTCGCCACAAACAGGCGACCAAGTTTCATTACTTGATTTAGCAGGAACATTTGATACAAACAATTTAACTATAGGTAGAAACAGTTTAAAAATTATGGGTCAAACAGCTGATTTAGTTATCTCAACCGAAGACGCTGCCATACAATTAGTTTACACAGGCGCAACTTACGGTTGGAAATTAACACAAAACCTATAATGAGTAAAGATAGAGGATAAATAGTAATATGTCAGATTTAAGAGATTTTACAGGTAAGAATAGAAAGTTTACTGGTACAGACGGTATTAAATTATCATCTGGTACTACTGGAGAAAGAGTCAATACTACAGGTATTCTACGATTTAACTCTACAACTAATCTTGCAGAGTATTATAATGGTACAGACTGGAAATCAATTGACGCTCCACCTACCGTATCAACTATTTCAGTTGGTGGTAGAACAGCCGGTAGTACAGCATACATTGATAGAACAGGTGTAGCAGATAGTACAGTAGAAACAATTGTAATTAATGGTTCACTATTTGATACAACCTCAGTAACAGTTGCTTTTGAAGGTACTGCTGGTGCTTCAGGTACCGTATCTCCTGTTTCAACAACTATTAACTCATCATCTCAAATTACAGTAACGGTAACATCATCTCAATTTTTAGAGGCAGATGACCCTTACACAGTAAAAGTTACAAACGGTTCAGGTTTATCAGGACAATTATCACAGGCACTTGATGTCAATGTTCCTCCATCATTTGCTACAGCAGCTGATACAAACATTGGTACGGTAAATGATAGTCAAACAGATTTTTCTGGACTAACTACAGTTGCTGCTACAGACGCTGATGGTGATACAATTACACACACTATTTCAACTGGTTCTTTACCAAATGGTATGTCTTTAAATACAAACGGAACATTTGCTGGTACTGCTTCAAGTTTACCAAGTACAGTAACAGAATCTACATTTACGGTACAGGCTGCTACAGATAAAGGTACTGTTACAAGACAATTTAAAATTTCAGCAATTGATTCTGCTTATGTTACTGCTTCAGGTGGTACAGAAACAACTTCAGGTGATTACAAAATTCACACATTTAATTCTAACGGAACATTTACCGTTAACAAAGCAGGTATTCCAGCAGGTTCAACTACCGTTGAATACCTGATTGTTGGTGCCGGCGGTGGCGGAGGAAATGGAAATTCAGGCGGTGCAGGCGCAGGAGGTTATAGAACAAATTGGCCTTCACCAGCAACAGGTGGTACATCAGTTTCAACACAAGCTTATCCTATTACGATAGGTGCCGGCGGAAGTGGCGGTCCTTCAGGAGGTACAAGCGGTAGTCCCGTACTGGCGGTTCAGGTAACACGGGTGGTCCTGGCGGTTCAGGAGGTGGTGGAGATTACTCTAACGCTTCAGGCGGTTCAGGTAACGCAGGTTCTTATTCACCACCAGAGGGTACTCCAGGTGGTACAGGTCGTCCAGGCTCAAACTCTGGAGGCGGAGGCGGTGGTGCAAACCAAGCAGGTACAGACGCACAATCTCCACCATCAGGTGATGGTGGTGCCGGCGGTGATGGTTCACCAAACTCAATAAAAGGTTCAGCAACTACTTACGCAGGTGGTGGTTCAGGTGGTTGTGGTTCACAATCTCAATCTCAACCAGGCGGTGCAGGTGGGGGAGGCCGAGGTGGTGGAAATCCAGGAGGTCATACTCAAACAGGTTCACAACCAGGAACAGCAAACCTCGGAGGAGGTGGCGGCGGTAATAACGGTCAAGCGACAGGTGGTACTGGTGGTAGTGGTGTTGTTGTATTAAGATATAAGTATCAGAATTAGGAAATAAAAATGGCTCATTTTGCAAAACTAGGATTTAACAATAAAGTTTTAAAAGTTATAAGAGTTGAAAACTCTGTACTTACAGATGATGGAGCTTTGTCAAATGAAGAAGAACAAAGAGGTAAACAATTTTTAGAATCTCTACATGGATGGCCTGCTGAATATTTTATAAGATGTTCTTACAATACACATGACGGTAAATATTGGGATAGAGATGAAAATGGTACTGAAACCGAGGCTTCTGACCAATCAAAAGCACTAAGAAAAAATTATCCAAGTATAGGTGACTTTTATAGTGAAGATAAAGATTATTTTCACAAACCACAACCTTATACATCTTGGACATTAAATGATACTACTGGTAATTGGGAAGCACCAACAACTTTTCCTAGTGATATTTTATATACTAGTGGTGAAAATCAATTGAGTTATATTATAAAATGGGACGAAGACAATACTAGATGGTTGGCAGCTGAAGAAGCAACACCTGACACATTTGATAAAACTTGGAATGCAAGCACTAATGCTTGGGACAATATTTAATAATAATTATAAAATGAAGGTTATATTATGTTTAACTCTATTGAGAAGACTCTATTAAGCGAAAGAGCAATTTATCATTCATATATTGATAAAAGGTCTCACATTGATTTTGATACACTCAACAATCATTTAATTTCACAAAAAAAAGAAAGTAATTTAGAAAGTCAAGATACCTTTTCTTGGCAAAATTACTATTACAGGTCAGACTTTAATATAAATTTAGACTGGTCTTTAGAATACATCTACGACCATTTTAATGCTGAATATGTAGTTCCAGTTCAAAAACAATTAGAAACAATTGAAGGATTTTACTTTACACACACAAATGTAAATGAATCTTTACATTCACACAATCTAACAAATCATTTCGATTTAAGAAATTCACCAGATATAATTTCTTTATTGACCACTTCTAAAACAAATAGTGACAGTTTTATAGAATTTGAATATGATGATGGTAGAAAAAAGAATTTAAAATATAGAATAAAATTAGAACAGAGAAAATTTATAATCTTTACAAATAATATGAATTACAAAATTATAAAAAACAATAATTCAGAACCGCTGGTCAACTTTTGTATGCGATATAAATATCTATGAGGTGATAAATGAATTTAGAAAATTATTATTGGTACTTTGAAAAGGCTATACCTGAAAGAATTTGTGATGATATAATTAAATATGGTACAGAATTTGCCGACAAAAAAAGAGCTGCTGTTGGTACTCAATTAGAAGGAGCTACTGACGAACCAAAGAAAGATATTTCAAAAGAAGATTTAGATTGGGCATATAAAAAAAGAAATTCAACGATATCTTGGTTAAGTGAAAAGTGGATTTATAAACACTTACATCCTTTTATTAATGCAGCTAATTTAAATGCAGATTGGAATTTTGAGTGGGATTGGACAGAAAATTGTCAATTCACCATTTATAATAAAGAACAACATTATGATTGGCATTGTGATAGTTGGTTTAAACCATATCCTGATGACGCTGACATTAATAAAGTAGGCAAAATTAGAAAGTTATCATTAACATTATCTCTTTCAAATCCAGATGAATATGATGGTGGTAATTTAGAGTTTGATTTTAGAAGTCAAAAAGATTGGGATAGTAATAAAGATAAAGCTAAACATTTATGTACAGAAATTAGACCAAAAGGTTCAATAGTAATTTTTCCTAGTTTTGTTTGGCATAGAGTTACTCCTATAACAAGAGGCACTAGATATTCATTAGTTGCCTGGAATTTAGGACAACCTTGGAGGTGATTATGTTTAAAGAAAAAAATTATCAAGTAATAAAAAATATTATTAGTAAAGACTTAGCTGGTTTTGTTTCAAATTATTTTCAGTTAAAAAGACAGGTTGCTCGTACTTTTTTTGATACTGGTTATATCTCACAATTTGAAGAAGATTGGGGTAGATGGAATGATACACAAGTGCCAGAAACTTACTCTAATTATAGTGATGTGGCAATGGAAACTTTATTAGAAAAAGTTAAGCCAGAAATGGAAAAACAATCAGGTATAAAATTAATACCAACTTACTCTTATGCTCGTATTTACAAAAACGGTGATATTTTAAAAAGACACAAAGACAGATATTCTTGTGAGATATCAACAACATTAAATTTAGGTGGCGACCCTTGGCCAATTTATTTAGAACCATCTGGTGATGTTAACAAAGAGGGTGTAAAGGTAGACTTAGAACCTGGTGATATGTTAATGTATAGAGGTTGTGAGTTAGAACATTGGAGAGAAAAATTTGATGGTAATATGTGTGTTCAAGTATTTTTACATTATAATGACGCAAGTGGTTATAACAAATATCAAACAACTCAACACGAAGACAATAAAGACCCTAAATCAAATCAATATGACTCAAGACCACATCTAGGTTTGCCATCATATTTTAAAGGTATGAAAGTAGAATTTAATGACGAAGTATAATCCTATATCAAACTCATCAATGCCTTATCTATTAATTGATGATTATTATTCTCCGGAAACATTAGAGGGTGTGTGGAAAGAGTTAGACTTTTATAGTCATACAGAGTTGCAAAATTCAGATGAAAATCCGCCAGCTATAAAAGATGGTAAAAAAAGAGGTGATTTTAGAAGAGTACCTTTAGACCATGTTTATACACATCTTGGTGGTTTTAAATCATTAATTTTTGGTGGCGCAGGTAAAATGAGCCATGATGATTTTGGTGGAGCAGTAAAAGAAACTTTTAAAAATCAACCAGGTGATTTTTTTCAATGGTTTAAATGCACAAATTTTAGTAATACAATTATAACTTATTACGAACATGGTCATTATTATAAACCTCATTTTGATGTATCTCATTTTACATTATTAATATGGTTATATAAAGAACCTAAAAACTTTACAGGTGGAGATTTCGGTTTATATCATAAAGATGATTACGAAAATCCAGTAGAAAAAATTAAATTAAAAAATAATAGAGCTATATTATTTCCTAGTTTTTATACTCACGGTGTAGATGAAATATCTGTATTAGATAATAGTATAAAAAATAATTGGGGTAGATATTGTATATCTCACTTTGTAGGTCGTAATGAACAACATGATTGATGTTGTTGATAATTTTTTAAATGAAAAAGACTTTGATGAAGTTTTCAATACTATATCATCAAACAATTTTCCATGGTTTACAGTTGATAGGTTAAATGATAAAGCAGATAATGATAATGATTTTCAATTAATACATACTATTATAAACGAGGGACAACCTAATTCTAGTTTTACAAATATTGTAGATATCACATGCAAACCTATGCCTCAAATTGACATTTTTAGAGCTAGAGTAAATTTGTTTACAAAAACACATGTAAATAAAAAATATGGCTTTCATAAAGATATGAATAATGCAAGAACATTACTATTATACCTAGAAGATAGTAATGGTTATACAGAATTTAACGATGGTAAAAAAATAAAAAGTAAAAAAAATAGAGCCGTTTTATTTAAATCAGATTATTTACATCAAACGGTATCACAAACGGATGTAAAATTTAGAAGGAATATTAATATTAATTTTAGCTATGCTTGATATAAAAGAATTAACAATGCAACACCATAAAGACGCCGAAAGACAGGCGTTTGTAAAAATATTAATGTCTGGTGAAATTGACCACAAACTGTATGCAACATACTTATATAATCAGGCACAATGTTATAGTGTTTTAGAAAAGTATGGATTACACAACTCTTTGTTTAGAGATACGCCAAACTTACTAAGAACGGAACATATACTATATGATTTTAATTCATTTGGTATTGAAACGCCAGAGATTACTGAAAGTACAAAACAATACATTAAACATATTGAATCAATACAAGATGAAGCAATGAAGTTATATGCACATGTATATGTTAGACACATGGGAGATTTATCTGGTGGTCAAATGATAATGAAAAGAACACCTGGTCCTAATAGATATTATAAATTTAAACACAAAGAAGTCGGTGACTATAAAAGAATAGTCAAAGAAACAATTAACACATACTTAAATGTATATGAACATTCTGTACTGCCTGAAGCTAAGTTTTGTTTTCAAAGTGCAACTAATTTATTCAAAGAAATGAAGGAGCTCCATGATTTGGGAAAGATTGATTAAGTGGAAAGAAGAAACTATTGAGGTATTAAATCAAGAGTTGACTGAGTACAATGAACCTGGTATGGATAGATTCAACAATGATGAATTTGGTTGGGTTAATAGAACATGGAAAAATGATTATATAAGACGAGCACATGTAGATGTAGTTGATGTAAGAGATAGTAAGAAATTATGGATGGCTCATGTCTGTTTATTTCCTGAATTAACAAATGGTGGACCAATTTATGGTTTTGATATTATTGCAGGTAAGAATAAAGTAACAGGTGCCTTTCACGATTTTAGTCCTTTATTACAGAAACAACACCCATTGACAGAGTGGTTTATAGAAGAAAATAGACACTTTAAAGCAAGTAAAGAGAGAGAGTTGCCTGATTGGGCAAAGGCAATTTTTAGCGGAGGAATGATTGCTGCTGGTAATGTTACAGAGGAAGATGAATTAAATCAAATTTGTACTATGGCCGTGTCCAATTTGCGTAATTATATTGATAAGATTAGAACACATGATGGTGAAGCTAAGCGAGAAGAT